TAACAGAACAACAATTAAATATTCTGTATTTAAAACATCGTTTAAATGTTCTCAACTTATAAGTAGAATATACAGAGTATTACTAGGTGAAGAAGATTTACCTATATCTGAGCGTAGTACTTTTTTTAACAATAAATCATATACAGATAAAGTTTACAATAAAGCTATTGATGATATGATAAAAGATATTGATAGATAATGGGATTTAAACTAGGCAAAGGAATTACGCCACGCATGACTAGTGGTAAAATAAAAACTAAAATGACTTTTGGAAAAGAAGCTGGTACTGACGCTTCTGTTCCTGGTACACCTGTTATTAGAAAACCTTTAGCACCTGGCGTTATGGGTGAAGCAAATATGGACGGTACTATATTTATTAATAGTAATATAGTGCCTGGTAGTGCAGAAGAAAGAGAAGTTGTAAACCACGAAATGAGACATGCTACTGACATGAAGATAGGTAAATTATCTTATGGAGATAACTTTGTACAGTTTAACGGAGTTATGTATCCACGTAAAACTATTAACGGTAAAGATATGATTATTGTTGATGGTAAAGCTAAAGAAGCTGGTAGTAGTGAGTTTCCTTGGGAAAATGACGCAAATAATGGTAATAAATAGAATTAACAAGTAATTATGAGTATATTAAGTAAAGTGTTTTCAGCTGGTGCTGGAGAACTTGTAAAAAATGTAGGTGGAGTATTAGATAATCTAACTACAACAAAAGAAGAAAAATTAGCTGCACAAGCTAAAATAAAAGATATGATAATGGGTTACGAAGCTGAAATGCAAAAGCAAGTAACTGAAAGGTGGAAGCTTGACATGAATAGTGATTCATGGTTAAGTAAGAACATAAGACCATTAGTTCTAGTGTTCTTAGTAGTAAGTACAGTGTTATTAGTATTTATAGACGCTGGCTTTATAAAATTTGATGTAAAAGACTCGTACGTAGATCTTTTACAATTAGTATTAATAACAGTGATCGGTGCTTACTTCGGTGGTAGATCACTAGAAAAAGTAAAAAAATAAAATTATGGGAATAAACTCAACAGAAGTCTCTTACGGCTTTGGACAATTAGGTTCTGCTTTTAACGATGGAACTGCTGCTATGGCACCTCCTACAGGAAAAGTATTTGTAGCAATAACAATGTTAACAGACACAACTTTTGACACGTCAGCTGGTTTAGTTGCAGATAACGATAGTAGAAATGGTTTAGAATATATAGGAACTGTTTTTGCTAGAGACACTGATGGAACTGCAAATGATGCTGCTCATGACGAAAGTTCTTCTACAGCTACTCTTGGCTCTGGAGGTGTAGTTGTTGATGTTAACAATACGTTTCCAAAAGGAATTACTATATACGGTAGATGGACAAGCATTAATCCTGCTTCAGGTAGCTTTATAGCTTATATAGGAAACTAATGGGACTTGGTTTAGGAGCTAGCATAACATCTGGTGGTTACGTATCGTTTTCACCTGATAATATAAGTAATATGCTATTATGGTTTCAATCAAATAGTAGTTCAGTATCTAACTTGTTAACTGCTAAGTTTAGTGACGACGGAACAGAATACAGTCCTGTACGTACAGATGGTAATTTAACTGATGGCGACAGAATACAAAGATGGGGTGGGCAAGGTAGTACTGCTTTTGACTTTTTTATTAATGTTGATGTAGATATGCCTAGGTTTGAAGCAGATGCTGATGAAGGATTATCTTTTCCGGCTGGAAAATATATGGATCTTGTAGAAGCTGGGACAACTACTGACGATACGATAGATCTTACAGGAGCATTTACAGTTTTTATACGATGCAAACCTACAAATTTTGATACTGCTAGAGCTTTACTAGGACAATCAGCTAGTGCTCAAGAGTTTATTAGACTGGGAGCTAGTGGTGCTCTTGGTATAAATAAAAGCGTTCGTTTAAAAATTGACAATACCAATGTAGATTTTGCTGAAAGCACAAATACTATATCTACAAGTGAATACATTAGTATATTAATTGAAAGAGATAGCAGCAACGTTTGTAAAATGTATGTTTACAGCGATACTTACAAAAGCACAGCTTCGGGTACTCAATGGGGAGGTGCAACTACACAAAGTGGTACAGCTACGTTTGATAACTTAAGCTCTACAACTGACGACAGTCAAAACTTTGTAGGTTTTATATCACACGTAATAGTATATTCAAAACAAATTACTGCTGCTGAAAGAACTGAATTATTCAGTTACGTAAAATAAACAATAATAATTAAATTAAATAAAATGACAAAAAAAGAAAAGTTGGTTGACTTAAAACCAGAGAAGGTTACACCTTCACAATTAGAAAAAATACAAAAAACTGTAAGTAATATTAATAGAGCTCAAATGGAAATAGGTAGGCTTGAAACACAAAAGCACAACTTATCACACCAAGTAGCTGGTTTACAAAATGAGCTTAAACTTATTCAAGATGAACTTGAAAAAGATTACGGCACGGTAAACATTAATATTGAAGATGGTACAATACAATATTCTGAAAATGGCGAGGCTGATAAGAAAGATTAGTGTTGGTAAAGATTATAAAAACGATGCCATGCATTATGCTGTTGGTCAAGAAGTTTATGGTGGACATACTATTTGCGATATAATAGAAGAAGATGAAAAGTTTTCTATATATATTAAAAAAAATAATGATGTTTTACCTTGGAAAGACTTTAACAAAAACATGGCAGTATCTGTAGAATATAATCTAGAATACTAATGAAAAGCGTTTACAACTTTGTTGTAAAACCAATAGGTAAAAGATATAATAACGTAAAGAAGGTTGAGGATAAAGAGTTAATAATTAACACTGAAATCTTCAACCATCAATACGTTAATAGAAAAGCAACTGTAATATCAAAACCTATTATTGGTGATACAGACGTAGATGTTGGTAGTGATGTTATATTACATCATAATGTTTTTAGACGTTGGCATAATCAATATGGTAAAGAAAAAAATAGTAAAAGCTATTTTAACGAAGACACTTATATAGTACAACCAGATCAAATATTTTTATATAAAAAGTTTTGGAAGTGGCATTCACCAAAAGGTTTTTGTTGGGTTAAACCTATAAAAAACAAAGACAAATATGCTAATAGCGAAACACAAGAAAATATTGGTATTATAAAATATACTGATGGTAGTTTTAAAATAAACGATCTTGTAGGTTTTACACCAATATCTAATTACGAGTTTGTTATTGATGGTGAGCTACTATATAGAGTATATACTAAATTTATTACAATTAAATATGAATATCAAGGAGACGAAGAAGCTTATAATCCAAGCTGGGCACAAAGCAGTTGAAGAACTAATTAACGTTGCTAAAGAAAAAATAATAACTAACACAGAAGATGATGTTAGTGCTGATAGGTTAAAAAACGCTGCAGCTACAAAAAAGTTAGCTATATTCGATGCGTTTGAAATACTAAACAGAATACAAGAAGAAGAAAATATACTTGAAGGCAAAGAGGTTGAAAAGAATAACAAAGTGTTTAAAGGCTTTGCTGAAGGTAGATCAAGATGAGTTACAAACAAACATTAGTTAAAATAATAGAACCTGTTAAACGTACGACGCTAACTCGTATGAACAGAGGTAAAAAATGGAAATATGGATACAATAAAGAAAACGATATTATCGTTATATCAAAAACTGGAACAATTGGTGAAATCATTGAAATGCAAGGCTTACGAATTGCGTTACCAAAGATGCCAGCCAACGTGTACGTGCATGCCAAACGTAAATGGCAAAAGCTAGAATATCCAAAAGAATTATCTAAACTAAAAAATATATTTGACTGGCGTAGTTATCCTGAAGAAGCTAAAGATAAATGGTATGATTATATAGACGAAGAGTTTAAACGAAGAGAAGAAGGTTTTTGGTTTAATAATAACGGTAAGCCAACATACATAACAGGTAGTCACTATATGTATTTACAATGGAGTAAAATAGATGTAGGCGCGCCTGATTTTAGAGAAGCTAATAGATTATTTTATATATTCTGGGAAGCTTGTAAAGCAGATAATCGCTGCTACGGTATGTGTTATCTTAAAAATAGACGTAGTGGTTTTTCGTTTATGTCATCAGCTGAAACAGTTAATTTAGCTACTATATCAAGTGATAGTAGATATGGAATATTATCAAAAAGTGG